TGAGTCATTCTTTTAACAATCCTCTCTTGATGAGGACGTAATTTAATCATAAATTTTAAATTTCCCTCAATGAATATAATATAAGATCACAGGGAACAAAAGTCAATTAGTATTGTGACAGTTTACAAAGTGTCTTTCTAATGGATTAATATTAAGTATTCTTTCTTCTGCAATATTATAATACTTACTATTATTATCCATACCTATAAACTTTCTATTAAGTTTGACTGCTGCTACTCCAGTTGAACCTGATCCCATACAATTATCAAGCACAGTATCACCTTCATTAGAATATGTTTTAATTAACCATTCTAATAATGGTACTGGTTTTTGTGTGGGATGTACTTGTTGTTGTGCAGAAAAGTCTCTAGAAATATTAATAATTGACTTAGGGTATCTTGTGCCTTTATTCTCAAATTCAGTTACAGGTTTTAATCCATACTTGTGATCATTACTCTTACTCACATAACCTTCAGGATTCTTACTCTTCCTTTTAAATGGTTCTCCCTTCTCCATTTGTGGATTGTATGTTCCACCAGACTTTTTAGAAAATATTAATATATTCTCATGTGTTTTCATTGGTCTATGTTTAGCAAGTCCAGGTGATCCACATTTATTCTTATTCCATACTAATTCATACCTAAACCATTTAATCTTAGAACATATAAGTTGTGCTGAAAATGGTTGAGAACCAAACAAACACATTACACCTTTAGGTTTAATAATTCTACCATATTGTTCCCACATCTTATTAAAATCAAGAACAGAATCCCATTCAATAGATGTAGTTCCATAAGGAAGATCGCAACAAATAAAATCAATAGACTTATCATCTATTGTATCCATTATTTCTAGGCAATTGCCTAAATGTAATTCACAGTTCCTCAAATCCATCATGCGATGATATTTTCTTTCTTACTGAATCCTTATAACATTCTATCAGAAAATCATATGCTTGTAAATATGTTCTCTCTACTGGTTCTGTATTATTACCCCAATTAACTTGAAATGGTAGGTTATTACCATTAGAATTAATCTTTCTTAAAGATTTAAGAGATTGTAAATATACTTTTCCATCCAATTTACTCAAGACAATTATATAATAATCTCTATTATTTTCACCTTTATGTGCTTTTAATTTATCTTGAAATGATTTCCATGAGTTTGCTTTAATTTTTTCTTCTGGAATATTAGTCAATGCATATAATAATGCTAATTTAGATGAAAAATTATCACCTGAGTTAAAATTAGAAGATTTAATATTAAGAGGATATCCAAATACTCTAACATCCCACCAACATCTAGGTGGTGGAAGTATTATATTTTCTTTACCATACTTCTCAATCAAAAGATCAATAATAGTTTGCTCATCAGTAATGCTATTAACTCTACCATCCTCATGTGATTCACTCACTTGAATAGTCAATTGATTTAGATAAGCAACTACCTCAACTAATATGGGTGGAAACATAATAAATTCAAATTCAATAATATTATAATTTTAAAAAATACACTAGTCAACTATACCTGTGCCACTTTCTCAAGTGCCACCATTCTTTTAAAACTCCCCTCTAAATTATAATATAACTGATAATTCTCTGTTGTCACATAATATCCATCGATATCACTACCATTATCTGTATATCCATATGACTTGATTTGTTCCTCTATTCCATCAATCCTAAGTTTCTTTTCACCACTCAGGTAAGAATGGTATCGTTCATCTAAATTTAACATGGTTTTTAAGAGTAATGTGAGGAGATTCTAACATGATATATGTTAAGTATCTATAAATTTTATACTCTCTTTAGATTTAGGACATCTTTCTGTTACAAATGACTCAAGTGCTTCCCTCACCTCTTTCTTCTGCACCTTAGTCATATGTACTATTCTTACCTTCTCAACATTCTCCATAAACTTATCCACATCAGTACATTGCAATTCTATTGTTGCTGCAAATGCTAGGAGTGGGATCATTTAATTACCTCCCAATGATCGTCTGAATTCTCATTAAGACAGAAAGAATATTTTCCAGAAATAGACTCAACAAATGTCAGTCCATCACTTCTTTTATTCACCCTACAACTATGTAGTTCCCTCATATCACTAAGAAACCTATCCTTTGCTACTGTACTCTTTGGTTTGACACATATAAATTCCTTTTTCATTATGAGAACCTCAAGATAGCAACTTCAGATAGTCTTACACCCCAATTCATAAAGATGATAAATGAAGTGACGAAAATCAGTCTGTCTTGTGTAGAATAATTCACAAATCAATACTAAACTATTCATACTATACAAAGTATCAATGACTAATGCAAGTGGTCGTGTGACAGTTTAGTAACTGGTCTATGATTCCCTTATCCAGAAAGTTTGTTGATTACCTGCTTCAATATGAACATAATCAGTTCCAGGTACTTGAACTGGTGATGAATATCTTGTTGTATTATTCTGTCCTAAATTTCCATTCTGATTACTTCCACATGACCATGCAGTTCCATCAGTTTTGAGTGCAGTAATATGTTCCCCACCAACACCAATACTTGACCATGTAGTATCAGAACCTACTTGAACTGGTGATGAATACATTATTGTATTATTTTGCCCCAAATATCCACCACCATTATATCCCCATGCCCACATTGTTCCATCAGTTTTGAGTCCTGCACCAAAATAACCTTTTCTAATTTGTACACTACTCCATGTAGTACCAGGTACTTGAACTGGTGATGAGTAATTTGTTCTATTATTATGACCTAAGTGTCCATAATTACCATATCCCCATGACCATAATGTTCCATCAGTTTTAGTTGCAGATGCAAAATCCCAACCAGCATTGGGTGTATCCCATGTGGTACCAGGTATTTGTATAGGTGATGAGTATTTTGTTCTATTGTTTTGTCCCAAATATCCCCATTGATTATTTCCCCATGACCATAATGTTCCATCTGTCTTAGTTGCCATAGAAGCATTTTTAAGACCAGCAACTTTATTCCAATTAGTACCAGGTATCTGAACTGGTGATGAATATGCTGTTCTATTATTAAGTCCTAAATTTCCATCATCATTATATCCCCATGACCATAATGTTCCATCAGTTTTAACTGCTAGTGTATTATAATATACTGAAGATACATCCTTCCATGTAGTGCCAGGTAATTGAGTTGGTGATGAAATACCATTATTACCAGGAGCGGCATAATAATTAAGTCCTAATGCTCCCCCATAATTATATCCCCATGCCCATAATGTTCCATCACTTTTAATTCCAAAAGAACCAAGTGATCCATCACCACTAGTTTTTAACCAATTAGCACCTGGTATTTGAGTTGGTGATGAATAATCTACTACACTATTTTGTCCCAAGTTTCCATTTTCATTTTCTCCTGCAACACGTAGATATCCTACCCAAGGTTTCACACCAAATGTATATGCTGTGCCAACATAACTTACATCACCACCAGTATTAGTAAATGCACCAGATGGATAACTGATATGATATGTCTCTCCATAATCCAAATCACTTGCTGGATTAATAGTCGCTTTCCTACCTGCAATAGTAACAGAACTACCAACACCAAAGTTTTCTACTGTTGTACCTGCTGCTCCTGCATTAGTAGCAACACTCAGAGTTACATTACCACTACCTGCTAATATTCTATGGTCAAATGTTATTCCTATACCTGTACCTGCTGTTACTGCACTATCATTCACATCAGGATTATATGAAAGAGGAGTGATAGTCATTGCCACTCCAGTCATACTCGCACCACTACCCTCAAATGTAGTAGCAGTTACAACACCAGTAATATTTAATCCACCTGCATTGATAGTCACACCACTACCAATAACTGCTGACGTTGCTGTTACAAATCCACTATTAACATCACCAGTGAGATTACCAGACAATGTGGCAGCAGTAGTCACACCACTCACATTGATACCACCACTGGTTATAGTTACATTACTACCTATCTTTGCTTGACTTCCTAAACTACTAACACCACTTATGACTGCGCCATTATCAAAGGTAGGAGCACCCTTCCCACCATAGTCTACTATATTATTAACTCTGACTTCAGACATAACTTAGTATTTTTATGTATTTATGCACTGGATGGAGTATCTTTACCAAAGAATTTATTACCCTTATTTCCACCTATTTGGTTCCATGTAGTACCAGTTATCTGAATTGGTGATGAATAATAGTTTCCTGGAGCAGCTGTACTATTTTGACCTAATTGCCCATTACGATTATCTCCCCATCCCCACAATGTTCCATCAGTTTTAAGTGCATGAGAGCTCCAGTTTGACACAATAAATGCACCAAAATCTGTGCTCCATGTAGTAGCATTACCATGAACTTGTTTTGGTGATGAATATTGTGATCCATTATTAAGTCCTAATTGTCCTCTACCATTACTTCCCCACATCCATAATGTACCATCAGTTTTAGTTGCCATAGCAGCATCTCTTTGGTAGTCTATCATTATATTTGCCCATGTAGTACCAGGAACTTGTTTTGGTGATGAATAATCTGTTTGATTATTAAGTCCTAACATTCCAGTGTCATTATCTCCCCATGTCCATAATGTTCCATCTGTTTTGATAGCAGCACTAGCTAGATCAGGACATATTCCAAGTTTAGCCCATGTAGTATCAGAACCTACTTGTCTTGGTGATGAATAATCTGTTTTATTATTATGTCCCAATGATCCTTCTTCATTATTTCCCCATGACCATAATGTTCCATCAGTCTTAAGTGCCAAATTAGTTCTATAATTACCAGTTATGGCACTCCATGTAGTATCAGAACCTATTTGAATTGGTGATGAACGTTGTGTTGTAGTACCATCTCCATTTGATCCCGTACCACCAAAACCCCATGCCCATAGTGTTCCATCACTTTTAATTATTCTCATATTACTACCACCTGCAAAAGATGTTCTTGCATTATTATAAAGAGTCCAATCACCAGGTATTTGAACTGGTGATGAATAATCTACAGTACTATTTTGTCCTAATTGTCCATTATTATTTTGTCCCCATGCCCACAGTGTTCCATCAGTTTTGATTACTGCCTGGTCATTTCCCATACCAGATGCTTGTCTAAAATATTTCCATGTCCCACCAGGTATTTGAGTTGGTGATGAAAGTGCATCTCTTGTGGATGGTGATTGATTTAACCCTAAACCTCCTGTTAAATTCTCTCCAACTGTCCACAGTTCATTTAGAACGTATGTGGTTTGGAATGTATATCCTGTACCAACATAACTATCACCCGCCATGTTAGTTATTGAACCTGATGGTATATCAACAAAATAAGTTACGTTCTGATCTAAATCGCTAGTAGGAGTAAATGATAAACTATTACCAGCAATAGTAACTGAACTACCAACACCAAAGTTTTCTACTACTGTACCAGCAGCACCAGCAATTCTTAATGTTACATTCCCACTACCAGCTTTAATCTTCTGATTAAATGTGATACCAATTCCAGCGTCTACTGCTACCTCATCAACATAAGGATCAGGAGTATACTCCCATATCATTATAGTAGCACCAAGACCAGTAAGATTAGCACCACTACCAGCATATGATGTAGCAGTTATAACTCCAGCACCAATATCAATACCACTCGCACTAATGGTTACAGCACTACCAACCACAGTCTGAGATGTGACTGTGACTATACCTGCATTCACATCACCAGTTAGATTACCTTTAAAATGTGTAGACGTGATAATTCCTGCATTTATACCTGTACTATTAGCAACCTCATTCTCTGCTACTACTGCTGTTG